TTAATCTTGCTACTAGTTATACTAACTATGCTTCTGTTTTTGGAGGAGCTACAACGTTTGGACCTACCTATTCTGCAGCAGGAGCTGACACCAATATTGTTACAAATATTTCAGGTAAAGGTACAGGCGCAGTTAGAATTGGTACTCAATTTGCTAACTACTTACAAATTACTGGATCTGCAACAGCAGGAAGTATAGTTACTATGACTCCTACTGGAACTGATACTACAGTAGGCTTACTTATTGAACCTAAGAACAATGGTGAAATCTCATTCTGGTCATCAACAGCTACGCGTCATAGAGGTGGTGTAAGATTAGATTCATATGATGGAGGCCCAACTAATTTCTATACAGCCCCATTGATTGCTGCAGATGCTTCAACTCCAACCACAACAACAGCAGGTACTGCAGGTCAAGTACTAATATCTCGAGGTACAGGTAATACGCCATATTGGGGTAGTGCTGGAGGATCCTTCTTAGGAGCATTTACATCATCAGCCGTGATAGCTGGAAGCACTGATACTTTATTAAATTTCCCTTCAGTAACAAATACACTATCTGCTTGTACATACTCAGGTGGAATAATTACCGCTAACCGAGCAGTAACTATCTCGGTATCTATATCTGTTTCAGCTTCAAGTTTAACTTCATGTACTGAATTTGATGTTTGGATTTCTAAAAATGGTGCAGTTGGAACAGGAACGCGTTATGCACAACAAAATAAACTCGGAACTCTTACAGCTACCCAACTTATTACAACTTCGTGGACATTCCGTTTAGCCGCCAACGACACAATTCGAACATATACATGGGCTAATTCAACTTCTTCTTGGAACATTGGTACTGCTACATTTGGTGGTCAAAATACGCGCCTTGAAGTAGTGGAGATGATGTAATATGAACTTAGAGGAACTTGATAAAAAGCTCTCCGTACACGAAGCCGTGTGCGTAGAGCGTTACAATCATATCATCGAACGACAAGATTGGTTTCAAAAGAAAATCGATAAGGTTGAACGTATGCTTATGATTGTAATGGTATTAGTTGTTGCTTTAAATCCTAAAATTTTAGAAATGATATTGAAGGTCTTATAAATATGCGTTATAATAAGGAGTTAAATCATGCTTAGTTTAATACTAGGTTTTGCTAGTAGCCTAGTTCCAGGTCTTGTCAATCTATTTAAAGATAAACAAGATCGAGATCATGAAATTGAGTTAGCAAAGTTAAATTTGCAATATTCAGATTCATTAGGAAAATTGGCTCTAGCAACAGCAGAAGTTACTGCTGATTCAAATATTCAAGTAGCAACAGTTACTGCTGATGCACAAATTGTATCTAAAGCAGGACAAAGGATCATCAATCTAAACGCTTCTGTTAGACCGGTGATCGCTTATCTTTCGATAGGAGTTTTCATATATGCAGCTGCATTCAAGTCAGAATTACTGGCGGTTCCTCTGTTTATGGACGTTATTGGGTTTGTTCTTTCATATTTCTTTGGCGCAAGATGCCTTACAAAACGAAGCATATGAGCTTATGTATTCCCAAAACTGTGTCAATATAGTTAAGAGATTTGAAGGATTTAGATCTAAAGCATATCTAGATGGTCATACCCCTTTATGGACTGTAGGCTGGGGTTTTACAACTATTGATGGACATCCAGTCACAAAAGATACAGTCATTGATCGAGAAACAGCCGATCGTCTTTTATTAAAACAGCTTATTCCATATAATGCGTTTTTATTAAAAACAGTTAAAGTACCTTTAAATCAAAATCAAGAAGATGCACTTACTTGCTGGGTTTATAATCTAGGCCCTGGAAAGTGGTTATCATCTACCGCATTAAAGAAACTTAATCGTGGCGACTATCATGGAGCTATTGAATCTGCAAGTCGTTGGATTAGCCCTGGAACTGCAGTAGAAAAAGGTTTAAGAGCAAGAAGACAAGCAGAAAAGGCTTTATTTTTAGGGCAATTATAGGCGCTTTTTTGTGTAATTTGAGTGTAATTAGAAGTAGTATAACAATAAGGAGAATAGCATGTCAGCATGCATCGCAGGTAAAGTATATAAGCGTGGTGGTAATAAAAAGGTTGATGATATCGATCCAGGTATGGGCGGTAGCCACCCTGGTGTATCACAAGGTCAAGGCTTTAAAAAAGGTGGTCTTGCTATGTCAGAAGATGTAGCTCAAGATAAGAAACTTATTAAGAAAGCTATGACATTACATGACCGTGCTAAACATGGTGGCGAAAAAGCTACTGAGTTAAAGAATCTTAAATCTGGTGGCTGCACTATGAAAAAAGGTGGCAAAGCTACTAAATATAAAGCGAGGAAAAAATAATGCCTTTAAAGAAATCAACATCAAAGAAAGCTTTTTCTGAAAACATTCGTGCTGAAGTAAAAGCTGGTAAACCCCAAAAACAAGCCGTGGCAATTGCGTACTCAGTTAAAAGAGAAGCGGCTAAAAAGAAAGGTAAATAATGGCTGTTAAATTATCTGTAGGTCGTGGTGAAAAACTACCAACATCGAAAGGTGCAGGTTTGACTGCTAAAGGTCGAGCAAAGTATAATCGCGAGACAGGTTCTAATTTAAAAGCTCCACAACCTGAAGGTGGTCCACGTAAGAAATCATTTTGCGCTAGAATGTCTGGTATGCCTGGTCCTATGAAAGACGAGAATGGTAAACCTACACGTAAGGCTGCATCATTAAAAAGATGGAAGTGTGGATCATGAAATCTTGTTTTAAATGTAAAGAAACAAAGTCTACCGATTTGTTTTTTAAACATTCACAAACACCAGATGGTTTACATAGTTGGTGTAAAGCATGTTGTACAATTGGAAATATTAAGTCCAGAGCAAAAGCAAACTCAAAAATAGAAACAAGAGCTAGAGTTTTTTTACAAAATGCTAGAAAAAGTGCTATTAAAAGAAATCATGAATTCAGTTTAACTATAGATGATGTTGTTAATTGTTGGAATACTCAATATCAAACTTGTGCTTATTCAGGAATAGAAATGACTTTAGAAGCTGGACAGTTAAATACTGTATCCATAGAAAGAATAAATAGTGGCATTGGATATACTAAAGATAATACAATTTTAGTATGTCAAGCAATTAATAGAATGAAATCAAATTTTAAATATGAAGATTTTTATAATTTATGTTCATCGGTTGCTAAATTTTTAGGTGATGATCAATTAAATTTAAATGTAGGGGCTTATAAATGAAAAAACCAGGATTGTATGATGCAATTCATGCTAAACGCGAACGTATTAAAGCCGGTTCAGGCGAACATATGAGAAAGCCCGGTAGTAAAGGCGCACCTACCGCAGCTCAATTTAAACAAGCGGCAAAAACTGCAAGGAAAAAATAATGGCAAGTTCATTAACTGGAACATCCGGCACCGTTGGCTTAACCAAAGTCAACGTCCAACAAATGATCGACTACGCGTTTCGTGACGCAGGTCGATACGCTGAAGAGATCACACCTGAATTAACGTTAGCTGCTAAGCAAGCGTTATTCTATTTGCTTATGCAGTTATCAAATAAGGGTGTTAATCTTTGGTTGCTTAAATATGTAGTGGTGGGTGGTATGCGTAATACGCGTCAACTCTACTTACCTGTTGGCACGACAGATGTTTTAGAAGCGAACTACCGTTTACAAACACCTACAACACCAAATCAAAACCCTAATAATATATTCTCTGTTCAAACTGTAACGCCTGATGTGAGTTATACAATTCTACCTGGCGCATCATTATTAGCTACTTATTCAGAAAACACAACCCTTCTTAATGCAGGCTTTTATTCATACAGCACAACAGATCAGCTTATATTAGAAGCAAGTTATGATAATGTGACATGGTCATCTGTTGGCACCATTATTAAGAACATTCCTCAAAACAACTGGGGTTATATTCAAATTGACTCATCTCCTAATACACCATATTGGAGACTTAGAAATGCTGGAACTACAGCAGTTAAAACTTATGCTGTAAATCTAGCTAATGTGCAACAAGACATTCCATTGGCAAGACTTAACCGTGATGATTATTTTAATCTTCCTAATAAAGACTTTGTAAGTGATCGTGGTTTACAATATTGGTTTGATCGCCAATTAACTCCTATCATGGATATTTGGCCAGTACCACAAGACGATACACAGATTTTCCAATTAGTGCTTGAATATCAAATGTATGATGTTGGCACTTTAACAAACCAATTAGCTATTCCTGATCGTTGGATTCCATACGTTCAAGCTAAACTATCTCATCTTCTATCACTTCAACTTCATGGTACGGATTTAAACAGAGTCGTGTATCTTGAAAACATGGCGCGTGAACTCTTTGTTGAAGCAGCTGATGAAGACCGAGATAAGTCACCTATCTATTTCCAACCCAATATTTCTTACTACACCCTTTAAGGTAATCAACTATGCCATCTACCGCTAATCAAACCACCATCAAACTTTATGGCACTAATACTGCCAATCGAGTACCTACGACAAATACTCTATCTCAACGCGAATTATTTATAAATACATATAATGCCTATAATGTATCATCCGTAGCGATTACGTCAGGCGGTACTAACTATACTTCTAACGATATTGGTAAAGTTTGTACTGTTACTTTTACTGGTGGTACACAACTACAACCATTAAGAATTGTTGTGCAAGCTGTAACTTCTGGCGCTATCAGTCAAATTGCAGTGGTAGATTATGGTGAATTTACTGTACCTCCAGGTACATTATTGGGTACAATCAATGTACCATCATCTTCAGGATCAGGCGCTACTACAACTGTAACATTCTTTGCTAATCCATCTATTGAAGTAGGTGGTGGATTATATGTAGGGGATGCAACTGAAGGTCCTGGTGAAGTGGTTCAAGTGACAGGCTCATTAGCACCTCAAGATCACAACGCTGTTAATATCACTGGAGGTAATATATCTGGCGTTAATTTAACAGGGGTCACCATTGCTTCATCAGCTTCAGCACCTGCTGTATTTACAAACCCAACAATTAACAATCCCACTATTGTAGGCGGTACAATCACTGGTGCCACTATTTCTGGTGGGACTGTAGGAACACAAGGAAGTCCTGTTCCTTCAGCGTATATCACAGCTTTAAGTGTGCCCAATACAACTCCTCCAGCTGGCATTCAAGGTGTGTTAGTATTAGGTGCGGATGGTGTGGTTTATGTCACTAATAATCCTACAATTAATTCTCTTACAACAACTACTAACATTACTGTGCGTGGTGCTCTAGCAGTTGGCTCTACAATTACCCCAGGATCATTAGGTACAATTAAAGGTCAAGGTGACGTTACAGCGTTTGCCACAAGCTAATGGCAGACTTAAGATTCTCCAATCAAGGACCTATAGTGCTAGGATTAGGAGGAACCTATCCTAGCTATGCGTCTATACCTAGCGTATTTGGAGGACCTACTCAAGGAATCTTAATTTCGGTATATAATCGTGGAGGATCTTATGTTCCTAATACGATATACAACCAAACCATACCAACCACCATTAGCACTGGTAATCCTGTCGATTTTAGTGATTATTATACGACATCCAATTATAATCCAGGTCCAACTCCTGTACCACCTATACCTAATCCAAGACCTACCCCAACACCAGATCCTCATCCTGATTCAACCCTTGTTACTAATATATCAGCCCCTCAGGCAGCATATATTGGCAACACAGTAAATGTAGGATCTTTGACTACAAAAGGTGTAGGATCTACTAATCCTTATACATGTCAGTCAGTAACTGTAGATGGTATCACAACTGCTAACACGGCGGTAAATCAGCAAAACATACAGTTTGTGGTCCAAGGTGGTATGAACTATGATCCTTCTAATCGATCTGATGTATTATTAAACATCACTGGATTATCAGGAGGGTATAATATACCTAAGTGGTTTGCAAGATACGCTATTAATTATAGCTTATATGGCACCATATCTAATACAAGTGCTATGACAGGACAGAATGTTCTTATATCTAATTTATTAAGTCTTCAAACTGACCCACAGCCAACCATTACTATTGGTGGTGTAGCTCAAACGATTGTAAGTATTACACCGCATGATAATATTCAAAACGATATTTTGATTGTAATAAATGAAGCAACCCCTACTGAAGAATCTGATATAGTAATTACTAATGCAAAAGGTGATAGTGTCACTTTACCGCAACAATTTAAACGATCAACAAACAATCCATTAGATCCAACTGATCGTGGACCTCCACCAAACATTAATTGGACAGCACAAGAACAATTGCCAGAAAGATTGATATTTACATTTTCTAGTAATTTAGCATTTACAAATGGAACATCGTATCCATCAGCCACGTATACTGTTAATCAAACTCAAAGAAATTATACATCATCTAATTTAGATCCTGGAGGCGGATATGGCAATCAACAATCCCAGCCACTCAGTAATGATTTCTTAGTTGTAAATAACTCTACAATTTTTGATGCTGACACGACATTTCAAGGTGCTGCTGATACTACATCTTTAGTTCAAGTAGGGGTTTTGACAAGAGCTGTTATTATTCCAAATGGAACAATGGCTGGTGTTTGGGCTGTAAGAATGTATTTTAGATCTCATGTAGCATCTAATATAGATTATTCAACAGCGTATGTGGGTTTATATGCGGCTACAGGAACAAGTTTATCGACTTCAACATCCTTTGGTACTGTTAAATATTCCAATTCTGTTGCTTCTAAAACAACTGTAGGATATTTATCTGGTTCGGATGAAAACTATTTTGACGCAAATTTAACATTGCCTGCAAATATTACTTTTGATTATACATTATTTGCGGTAAATACTCCTGTCTATTGGTTTGTTCAAACTTATACAGATTCTGCTCCACCAAATAATATTGTTGGACCTTATACATTTTCTGATGGAGTATCTATATCATATGGATTTGGAGGATCAGTCTATACCCCTGGAACAGTACCAGTTGGAACTTATACATCATATGCTACGTATAAAGGTGTGCCTATATTAAATTACACTGGATTTTATCCAATAAGAGCAATTAAATACACTAATCCTTTAAGTACAGACACAGAAACTTATCTTATATATGGATTTAATTATCTAGGTAATGGAGAATCTTGTTTAATGTTTTGGAAACCAAAATTAAACAATGGGTCTTCAACACCAGGAGCTCCAAGTCCTTATGTAATGAGATGGAATAATGGAATAAATGCTGGGGCTTCAACAAATTATCTAACTAACTATAATCTTCCAGTTTTATTTACTAGCACTACGAATCCTTCTAGTGGTCCTGCATTACCCTTAACTAGTTGGGGTGTATTTACGGTATCATATAATAATAAATTTTTTATATCGTCATATGGTCTTCCATTTAATTACACAGATAATAGTTTTACAGGTTTTACACGTTCTAGTTATAGTGCTACTACTTCATCTGTGTTTAGTAAAACTGGATATGCAGGAAAATTTTATCAATGGGGATCAACAGTTGTTGTTATATCTTGGAATACCGTATTTTATATCACGGATTTAAGCACTTTAACAAATTATCAATTAACTGTTGGAAACTCTTATTTTACAGGACAAGATTATACCCCATCTTTTATAGATGATGACAGATTAGTATTTACTAATTATGACTCTAATATTGGCCGTTCAGTGGGATATTATCTTAATACGGGATCATTTACGCCGGTTCAAGTACCTACTTTTTCATTTCCAGATTTAGGTCAATATTTTATAAAATTAAATCCAAATAGCACAACTTCTGATCTTATTTTTAGTTATAGTCTAGGCGGAACACTTACAGGTAAATTGTCTAATTATTTGTTAAGCTATCCACCTACTGTATCCTGGACATTTAATAGAACAGCGTCTGCTACATACACAGCACTTAATTTACCTATATCATTATCACCTACAGACACTAATGCTCAAAGAGCTCAATCTGTAGCTAGTGCATTAGTGTCTAATTGGAATGGACCTACTACACCAACATATACTATTACAACGGATAACTCAGGTAATACTGTATTGGATTTTAACACCAATTCCATTGTAATATCAGGATCTACTTTAGCTCAAACAGGATCAACTACAGCGGGTACATTTACAATGGTTACTTCAGGAGGTAATTCTAGTACTAATTCGAATATTACTCGATTATCAGTAATGGGTGCTCAAAATCAGGTATATATAGATGCGTCTTATGGATATGTGAATAATGGATCATTTTTTCTAACATTTACACATGACTATGATGGCTTTGATTCAACATCAACTGTTGTACAAAATAATTATACCCCAACCTCTATTAAACGAGATGTAGTTTTTATTTAAGGAAATATTATGTCAACTATTATTAACGAAAACGGAAGACTATCTACAAGAGCTAATTTTGTAGCAGCTCCCACATATTCTAATGTCACAGATGTAGTAGATTTTACTATCTCTAATGACGGTACGGTTTATTGTACGCATCAATCTGGACGCTTTTCATATGGCAATGGAATCACACAAACGTATGTAGAAACTGTTACGGGGTTTGCCACATTCCCATTTTTAACGAATAACATTGCGTTATTATTTGCAGGCTATTTTGCATCCGGTGGTAACGTATATAAATATTTTGCAACGCCTGCATCGTCAGGCATGATGTTTATTAGACTTCAATATATTAATGATGTTCTTGTAGGATCTTCTTATGTGATTGACCCTAGTTTATCTAATGCTTCCAGTTGTAAACAAGGATTACGAGGTGTAGAAACATCAGCTGCAACTGATACAGGTTTTGGTGTTTGGGAGGATTTAGTATGGTTGACTACTAATGGTACTTTTGCAGTACTTAATCAAAGTACTAAAGCTGAATCTTCTACACCTTATTTTATAGATTCTCAAACACAAGCTATTTCTAATAACTGGGTGTTACCTTCTATTCAAACAGCAGCACCTGGAATGACTTCACCCTCAGTAGGAGTATTTGTATTCCCAATGGGTACAAGTGCTCCTGGTAGTTCTATTGGTGTATCTGGATGGCCTAATCTTTTACCTGTGGTTGCCGGTACTCGTAACTTCACACAGTTTACTTATAAGGCTAATCCATTTGCTTTTGAGTCTGATGGTATGACACCTCGATCTAATTGGAATTCTTTTGCAGTCACAGGCATAGATTCCTATGGTAGTTTAACCATGGTATCTGGTCCTAACTATGTATATTCAATGAGTGTTAGCTAATGGCTAATTTAAGATTTTCTAATCAAGGACCGATTGTACTAGGACTAGGTGGTGCCTACCCTAGTTATGCTTCTATTCCTAATGTATATGGGGGTCCAGGAAATTCAATATTAATCTCTGTATATAATAGAGGGGGATCCTATGTTCCTAATACTATATACAATTTAAATATCCCAACAACAATTGGTACTAACAACCCTGTCGATTTTAGTGATTATTATACAACAACAAATTACAATCCAGCTTCAGGAGATCCAATTCCTGATATTCCAAATCCTAGACCAACAAATGGAAATATACCTCCAACGGCGGTAGTTATTGCACAAATTACTCCTGCTCAATCAGCATATATTGGTAATACAGTTAGTATGGGATCACTTATTACAAAGAATGGTCCTCAAGGAACGTTTACATGTTCTTCTGTAACGATTGATGGAATTACAGTTTCTAACATAGCTACTAATCCTCAAAATATACAGTTTGTAGTTCAAGGAAATATGAACTATGATGCAGATAATAGATCAACAGTATACATTAATAGTCCTGAATTATCATATCCCCTTTCTGTACCTAACTATTTTGCAAGATATCCTATAAATTATAGTTTGTATGGAACTATTTCAGCAACTGCAGCTGAAGCTGGACAACAAGTTCAAATTTCTAATTTATTAAGTCTTCAAACAACCGCTACGATTTCTGTAACAATTGGGGGTGTGCCTCAAACAATTCTTAATATCATACCTCATGATCTAATTCAAAATGATATTTTACTTTCTATTTCTGAAGATACGCCTACAGTAGATTCTGATATTGTTATTACTAATGCTAAGGGTGATAGTGTTACTTTACCACAAAAATTTAGACGTGCTACAAATGAAGACCCTTTAAATCCTGCAGATAGAGGCGGACCACCTAGTATTAATTGGACAGCCGGAGACAATACCAAAGAATCTTTAGTATTTAATCTTTCAAGTGATTTACAAATTGGTGCTTCTAGTACATTTGTTACAACACAACCTGGAAATGCCCCACCTAAGGGTTTGCGAAATGCAACAACAGCAGCTTTAGATCCAGATCCGAATTTTCATGGAAATCAATCACCTAATCTAAATTATTCTAGTGAATTTTCATTTAGGGAAACCGGAACCGGTACTACATTTGTTGCAGTAGCCACTGTTGCTGCTGATGTTATTGTACCCCCACAACCACTCAGTGGGTCTCAAATAATTGAGATTTCGATGACATGGACTCCAGTAGCTTATAATTATAACCTTACTACCAATGGAGCAGGAACTGGATCGTATTCAAGAACACTAAATGCCTATTTTGAACGCCCTACTGCTCCTCTTGCTTCTCGATATTCAGATAGTGGTAGCGTTCCAGCAAAAGGCATGACTTGGTTTACAAAAACTGATATATCTTGGAATTCTTCAACAGGGATAACTACAGAAACAGTTAGAGTAAATACCTCAATGGTGACAACAGAATCAACTCTTATTATTACTGCAGGAACAACTATATATTTAAATCTAGGAGTTGATCAATATTATGTAACTAAAAATTACAGTGCAACGTTTCCAGATGGGTCTACTGTTACAATAGAAGCTGGAAAATATTATGTCACTACAAGAAATGGAACTCCAGTAAAATATGGACAGTCGCTTATTTGTAAAAGTTATTATCTTGGTAATGATGTATATTATTTGTATGGTTTTTCACCTACCGGCTATGTTGGTCAGTTTAGTTTTTATGATATTGTAGCAAATAAGTTAGGAGTTGCTGGTAATACACCTCAATATGTAAGATTCAGTACCACCCCCGCTACTACCGTCAGAATAATGGAAGTGATACGTTCAGACGAGAATTCTGGACTATCTCCTTATACTAATCTTTTTTATTTATATAATTGTTATATAAATAATACATATTATGTTTCATTAGTTTATGGATTACTTGCTATTCATCCTAACAGTACAGAGTTTATTACCTATCCTCCGTCAAATCCTTATCTTGGTGCTGGAAATCCAAGAGTAAATAATTATGAAACTCCAGTTGCTAGATTTTATAATTGGGGATCAACTGTTGTGTTTATAGGAAATTATTTTATATATGATTTAAATACTTTAACATTTACCATAACTATTGATGATCCAGCTGTTACACGACCATATACAATTGATGTATTGATAACAGACACTAAATTATTACTTACTGTAAAAGAAAATTATTATGTTATTACTGATCCCGTAAAAAATTATTTATATTATTTGGATAATGGATCTACTACTCAAAATAAAGTTTTAGGATTTACTTATGGAACTAATCCTCTTGTACCGGAATACGTAAATCAAAATAATGACAATACATACACCATTGTTCTTGGTCAATATAATGTAAGGACTTTACAATATTACGTATCAACATTAGCTCAAGGAAGTAATTTAGCGCCTGCTCCAGTAGCATATTGGTCTTTTATTAGACCTGTTTCGACTACTTATACTGCATTAAATCTTAATTTAGTTCTTCAACCTAATGAATTAAATTCGGATAGAGCTCAAGCCATCGCTGATGTATTAACAGCTAATTGGAATGGTCCTGCGGCTACGTCATATACAATTACAACGGATAATTCTAATAATACTATATTGATGTTTGATACAGGATCTACATCATTTTCTGGATCCACATTAACTTTATATGCCGGAAACCCAACTTCAGGATCTTTAACAATGACTACTACAGGAGGATCTTCAGGACCAAATGCAATTTCAAGATTGCAAATTCCGGGAGCCACATTAGGAGGTCCTGTTTATGTAGATTCAAGCTATGGATATATTAACAATTTAACATTTACGCATTCAACTGCAGCATTTGATTATACATCTGCTGTAATTGGAAATGCTTATCAACCGAGTTCTATTAAAGACATTCTTATTATTAATTAAAGGAAAATTACTATGGCCGTCGCAGCAACCATGACCTACAATTCCCTCGTAGATGATATCCAAACCTACGCGGAAAGATCGGATGAAGCGTTTATCGCTAAGATCCCCACATTCATTTTACTTGCAGAACAAAAGATCGCTGCAGGGTTAAAAACACTGTGGGAAACAACCGTTCTTAACACAACTATTAATCCAGGGCAATTTGCTATTTCAAAGCCACCGCGTTGGAGAAAGACTTTATCATTTAAAGTAGCTCCTATGGCTTCAAATAACTTAGTCCCTGGAACACCCATTTTATTAAGAGATCAGACATTTATATCTCTTTATAATCAAGAATCTAACCCTGGCATACCTGTTTATTATGGTGACTGGGATTATGATAACTGGATATTAGCTCCACTTCCAGATCAAGCATACAACTTAGAAGTTGTGTATCAAGGTCGTATTCAACCCCTTGACTCACAAAACCAAGTTAATTTAATCACTAGGGAATGTCCCCAATTATTACTATATGCTTGTATGATTGAAGCTTGTCTATATTTGAAGAGTTTTGAAAAGCTTCAAATCTGGCAACCTATGTATCAAACAGCGATGGATGATCTAAAAGCTGAAGATCAAGCAAGATATATTGATAAAAATACTAAACGAGAACAAGGAATTTAACAATGGCAAATCAAGATTACAACTCACCGTTTACAGGGGATTTATCCGTACCTAATGATGTCTCCTATAACTTTATTAACTTAACCCAAAACAGTGCTTTAATATGGCCTGATTATGGTTCAATTTCAGTACCAGCAACCAACACTTATTATTTTGCTAGTATTCTTGACGTTGCATCCACTGGTGTCGATTTACAATTAGCCCTACCTCCAGGCATCCAAGGCTCTTTAGGTGCTGATGTTTTAATTAGAAACACAGGATCATCACCTTTTGTAGTAACGGATGCTAATGGTGGTAATAACTTTACAGTACCTGCAGGTGTTGCTCAATGGTTCTATTTAGTTGCTAACTCTACTTATTCAGGTGTATGGCGTAGTGTTACATTTGGTGCTGGTGTTTCAGCTCAAAACGCTGCAGGTCTAGCTGGCGGTGGTATTGAAGTTGATACTAACTCTCAATTAGCCGTAGGTTTCCCTGTTTATTCATCATCAGTAGCCCCTACTTTAAATGATCAAAGCTGGGGTAATACTTATGTTTGGACTGGAGGTTCTGGTACGTTCACCCTTCCAGCGCCTTCTAAAGATGCTTGGACTATATTAGTTCGAAATTCAGGTACAGGTCAATTAACTTTAGCTACAACTAATAGCTATTTAATTGATGGAGTAGCTACAGTTCAATTATTACCTGGTGAATCAACGTTTGTTATATTCAAACAAACCACATCTTCAACAGGATACTTTGTAACTATCGGTAGAAACAGACTTACTAACTTCTACTTCTCATCAGCTGTTTGGGATATTACAACAACAGGTGCTACATTAGACTTACGTCAATATGCTACGATCATTCAAACTTATCGTGCATCTAGTACATCACAACCAACGACAGTCTATTTACCACCTAATACCAATACGTATTATATCATCAACACAACTAACCAAACGATCAATTTCCAAGTAGGTAATCCTGCTGCGGGTAATGCAGTCGGTGTTGCAGCTAATACATCAGCTTCAGCAATTTGTGACGGTACTAACATTTATGCTTCAAATGTGGTACCATATGGTGGTTTAACATTAAATAACTCTGATAAAACAGCTCCAGCGTTAAAAATTTCTGGCGCACAAACAGGGTTCTATGCAAACAGTGGTTACGCAGGTATTACTGTGAATGCAGGTGCTGCGTATTTAGAAGTTCAACAAAACAACATCTATTTAACACCAGGCTCTGGTGGTAATGTAGTGACAACTTTAGACGGTGGATACATTTCATAATGGCTGATAAAATATACACACTCCAGGTGACCCCTGGTATCAAACGAGACGGTACGTCATTCGAATCCAGAGATTTTACAGCTGGCGAATGGTCTCGTTTTCAACGAGGTAGTCCTCGTAAGTGTGGTGGATACCGTTCGATGTTTGCGGATCCTACCTTCACTCCTCGAGGATTAATTGTTCAATCATCAAACGGTACTAACTATACCTTTGTAGGTAACGCTGGAGGCATTAATGCTTTTACAAATACTACAACGGTAGGTATTGGTTATGGTCCTTATAATGTAACTGTAGGAAATGAAACATTTAGTGTTGCTGTAAATTCTATACCGGCAAACAATACCGTAACTTTAAAAGGTGATCAAACATCAACTGGCACTAACTTATTTGTTCCAGCGGGAACTTTGATTGTATTTAGTACAACTGCTAAACAAGATTATAATTATACAATTACTAGTTCTATCTATTCATCAGGCACAGGCTTAACAACAGTTGTTGTATCCCCTGTAAGTGGATCTCCTACGATTGTAGCAAGTGCCCCAACGACAGGCCAAATTACACCTGCTATTGTATTAGCTAATAAAGCAAATCGCTATACAGGTACAAGCGATGTGTATTCTTGGAACTTTGATATTAACTATTCTCCATCAGGTGCATCATATAACTTAATTGCTCATGGACCTCCAAACCTACCTAACGTAGATAACACAACTCCATCTCAAGTTTATGCAGGTAGTTTAATTCCAACTGTTACTAATTCATTTGAAACATGGAATATGACGGGGTTACGAGACACTACAGGTACAGCACCTACAGGGGCTCCCATCTCTGTAGATGGTGGCGTTTGTGTGCTCTATCCATTTATCTTTGTATATGGTTCTAATGGCTTTATTGCTAATAACCATGTATCTACTTTTAATGCAGATACTCCAGGTAAGTATAATGAGATTACATTTACTGACTGGAATGGTCCTACAGCTAACCAGATCAACGTGGCTGCAGGTAAGATTTTAAAAGGTCTTCCTGTACGTGGTGGTACTAACTCACCATCAGGCTTATTCTGGGCAACTAATGCTTTAATCCGTGTTTCATTCACAGGTACAGCACCTTTATATTGGTCAAATGACTTGATCTCCACCGATTGTACGCTAATTTCGCCGAACGCCGTAGTTGAGCAAAATGGTGTTTATTATTGGATGGGTACAGAACAGTTCTACCTATACAACGGTACTGTGCAACCATTACAAAATGATAAGAATATTAACTGGGTTTATGATAACTTAAACCAAAATGCGCGTTCTAAAGTTTGGGGTATTTCTATCAAACGATATAACGAAGTGTGGTGGTTCTATCCAAGAGGTACGGCTACTGAATGTACTGACGTTGTAATTTACAATACCAAAGATAAGATTTGGTATGACTTAGGTAGTGCTATGGGATGCCGTAGATCATGTGGCTGGCAAGCAGAACTATTTCCATATCCTATTATGGCAGGGTATGATTTTGAGCTTTTAACAGGTACTGCATATACCATTTCTAATGTGACTTCAGGTTTAACGTTCGCCGTTAATGGCGCTATCTTACCTAATTTACCTGGTACTTATATGTCTCTAGTCCCAGATACAAGAGGTAAACGTTTATTTTCTGATACTTATGCTAATAATACTAATACAACAACGCTTACTTTTGATTCAGCCTTTAATCCAGCACCTTCTGTAGGAGATAGGGTCTATCAAATCTTAGGTGGATATCCTATTTGGCAGCATGAATATGGCTATGATCGTGTATTCTATGACATTATTACAGCGATCCGATCATCGATTGAAACTTGTGACATCAGCTTTGTTGGTGGAGATCCTTCTCAAGACACAGCTGTAGGTTTAAATAGACGTATTAAGCTATTCCGTGTTGAGCCTGACTTTGTGCAAGACGGTCCTATGCAACTTCAAGTTGCTGGTCGTGCCTATGCTAGAGGTCCTGAACAGTTCACAGAAAAATACACCTTCTACCCTGAAACTGACAAGGTAGATTTGAAAGTAGAAAACCGTGAAATGAGGCTAATCTTTACATCAGACGCTTTAAATGGTACCTATCAAATGGGTCGTATTTTGATCATTGCTGAACCAGGAGACGAACGTGCCTAGAGTACCCGTTAATTTAGACTTTATCCCAAGCCATTCGACTTGGGAACAATGGAATGCCAACTTAGTCCACTACTTCTCTCAACAGCACATTCCTATATTGCCTGAGGAAGAGTGGGCTACGGTGGCTAATGTTTTGGTAAATAACCCTGTTTGGTCATCTTATAACGTCCCATCAGGAGACGGTTTTCAAAACTGGGAAGATTGGGCAAGTGCATTTACTTTAGCAGTAAATGGGGCACAAACTAGGTGATTTTGCGTGTAATTAGATATATAGTATAAGGATTTCATATGAAGAAAAAAGCAGGTTTATCGTACTTTGATGATGGGGGTTCTACTTGGGACTGGTCAGGATATGACTATTCCGACCCATTTTACACAACTAACTATAACGATTATGGCTATGGATCAAGCTACGACACTCCTTATTATGGTAATAACTATGGCTATGATTTAGGTACTGGATATGATTATAGTACAGGAGATACTTATTCATATGATCCTATTTACAGTAATAGTAGCTTTTATGACTACTATCAACCTGATTATAATGCGGCTGATTTAGCAGATAATCCTTACTACAATAATCAATTCGATCCTGCATATTACAATACCGAAAACTATTCTCCTTATACAGGATCTTGGGATACTTATGGCAACTATGTGCCTGATTATAGCTATATTGGTGCTGTATCACCATATGAATATTATAATTCTTGGAACCCAGGAACTCAATCATCATATTGGGACTATTTTGCGCCTGCTGTTCCAACTTATAATCCTGCTGATTTTTATGATCCTGCAAGTTCTGTGTATCCAAGCACTCCTACACCTGCACCTACAACTAATCCCTCAAATAAATCTCCATATTCAACAACCACTAGTGGAGGAGGAGGCGGAGGTACATCACCAACACCTAGAACTTCATCAGCTCCAACAGCTAACACACCAACTGATTCCAATACAGGATCAGAGTTAACATATCCTGGTGGAAGTCCTTTTGATACTGGTGTAACACGTGGTCGTCAAATTCAAATGCCTCAATTCATTTCAGCGCGTGCAGCTGATGGTGGTTTGATGGAACCTATGGGTGGCATTGGTTATAATGAGCCTTCACAACAACCAAAGTTCATGAGTCAAGGTGGTTTACAAAACTTATATGTAGGCGGTCAAGGTGACGGTACATCTGATGAAGTACCTGCTATGTTATCTAATGGTGAATTTGTAATCCCTGCTGATGTAGTATCAGGATTAGGTAATGGAAGTAATGAAGCTGGCGCTAAACGACTAGATCAGTTTTTAAAAATGGTTAGACATGATAGACAATCCCCAGATGGTGAATTGCCAGAAGATGCAAAAAGCCCTCTAGAATATATTAAACAAGCTAAGGAAGCATAATGGCCATCGAATTTGGAAATCCGGTACAATCAACAACATTAGGCACAGATCCTAGTTCGTACTATTCACAAAGCACAACCACACAATTACCTGAATGGTATAATCAAGCCACTCAAGGACTGTCTAACTACGGCGCTCAAATACTAAATCAACAAGCTAATCAAGGAACGACAGGTGCTACAAATGCTAATGCTTTATTACAAGGTGCTGTAGGTCAGTCAGTCAATACTTTAAATACTATTGCTGGTAATGCTGCTAATCCATGGCTTCCAAATGGTCAAGCTAATACAGCAACACCATTAGGTAACTTATTCCAAAACCAACAAAACTTACTTAATGCTCAATTACCAGATGTTCAAGCACAAGCTGATGCAGCTGGTATAGCATCTGGTAACTTTGGTGGTCTTCGTGGTCTTACAGCAAGTAATATTGCACGTGGTAATGCTGTAAATACATTGGCGACGAATCAAGCTAATGCTTGGAACCAAGCTCAACAATCAGGTATTAATGCAGCTACTGGTGCTGTCAATGCAGCCAATGTAGGTACTGCAGGGGAAGCTAATCTTTTAAATGCTCCATGGGCTGGTATTTCAAACTACGCTAATATTTTAGGTAGTGTTAATACTCCTAAAACACAATTCACTACACCTTCTGCATATCAACAATACATAGCTACTCAAAAAGATTTTGGCCCTACTGCAGGATTCTTTAGTGGTCAAACAGCTCCGTTTGGAGCAAATACCCAACAACAACCTGTAGCTGATACAGAGTCAGTATTTGCTAAACATGGTGGTCGTATTGGATATGCTGATGGTCGTCGAGTACGTGGTGGATTACCTACAACAGGGCCACGTCCTATGCAAATGGGAGAAGTACCTCAATCAGAAATTGATCGCATGAGACAAATGGAAATGGATCGTCGTAATCAAGAAGCATATCGTAGAGCTCAATTTGCAAATCAAAGGCAACAAGGTTTAAATTTCTCTAACCGTGATGCATTAATAAATAATAAAGCATTAGGGGCTAACCCATCAAACCCATCAATCTTAGAACAAATTTTTGGAGGTTCTAATGGCAACAACTAATTCAGGTGGTTTAGTTGATCCAAAATTTCAAGGCGCTCTAGGTAGTGACGAGATTAAAGCTAATCTTGAAAATGAAATTGCTAGAAAAGCAAACCAATTAGGCTCATATACGTATAGATTAGGTGAAGGTGCAGCTTACTTGGGCCCGTATGGTAGTATTGGTCAAAATGTAGCCATGATGCAAGAAACTAAAAATAAAGACTATGCCGATTTATTTAATATGCGTCAACAATTAGCACAAGCTAATTTATTAGAATCAAGACGCGGTCAAATGAGCAACCTATTCCAAGGTTTTGATGCGGATACTGCAGCATCATTATCAGCCCTATATCAACAAAATCCTGAAGAAGCATTAAAGAAAGCTGCCGAGATCCGTGGAGAGAATGTTAAATTAACAAATACTCAAAAAGAAAACATTGCTGCTGGATTATCTCCTGAAGATGTATATAGAAAAACATTAGGCTCTGATTTTGATTTAGGTACATTTGCAAATAAAGAAGGTATTAAAGCTAAATTTGATATAACAAAATCTCAATTTGATAAAACACTCCAAAATCAATTAGATACAGATAGGGATAAAATTAAATCTGATTTAGATACAACGAGAGAACTTGCTGTTCAAAGTGGTAAATTAAATACAGAAAGACAACTCAAACAATTAGACACTGCTAATGAAAAAGCTGCAGGTTCTATTCAAAATTTAGGTACAGTTGAATCCTTAATTGACATTATCAATGATCCTGATTTTGGATCAGGTGCTTTCCAAGGTAATTTTATTGGTAGAAAAATTATTCAATTAACTGGTGCTTTAATTCCAGGTGCTGATTCAGCCGAACGTATGGCGTCAGCTCAAGCAGTTTATGATGGTTTAGCTAACAAACTTATCTTACCAGATGCTAAGCTTCTTGGTGCTAATCCTTCTGATCGAGATGCTAAGCTTCTTGCAACAACCATTGGTGATTTAGGTGAAAACGAAGATGCATTACTATCTAAAATAGGTCTTCATAAAGTAGCGGATTTAACATTAAAAGCAAAAGCCGAATTCATTGCAAATGGTGGAACTGACACTCGATGGGTAAACGGTGAAGGCGATAAAGCCTACAAACGATTCAGAGCTGAAGTTTTTGCAGATCCAAAATTAGCAAATTCGACAATTGCAAAATCAGAATATAGAGCTCAACGTAAAAAAGGTGAGGCTCCAGCTCCTGCAGCTGCACCATCAGCTCATCCACAAAACATTCAATCTTTATTGGACAAATATAAATAATGGCTCAAGATTTATCGCAAGTATATAAGGCGCTTCAAAACGCTGATGCTGCTGGTGATGTCGAAGGCGCTAAACAATTAGCCGACTATATTCGCTCACAACAAGCTGCACCTAGTCCCACTCAAACTACTGCCCCAAAAGATGAATCTATTACAGCAGGCGATGTTGTAAAAGGTGCTGCTCGAGGCGTTGTAGGTGCTGCTTATGGTGCAGTTGCTGATCCTATTTTAGGATTAGCCAAACTCGCTGGCGCTCAAACTATTCCAAATGCTATTGAAGAAGGATATCAATCTTTAAGAAAAGATTTAGGTGGTGAAGGAGCTGATGTTTCTAGAGCATTAGGTACTGTTGGATCATTATTCTTTCCTGGTGTAGGTGCTGCAGGCGCTGCAAGTAAATTAGGTAAAGCCGGTCAATTTATTAGAGAAGCTCAAACACCTATATCTTGGGCTGCTAAATCTAAATTTGCCGCACCTGTTGCAGAAAAAGCTTCTAAGTTAATTCCAAGTTTTGCGCCTAATGTAACGCGCGGCGCTTTAACTGGTGTTGAACAATCTCTTATAGCTCCAGATTATAATCCAGAACATCAAGATAATTACTTAGCTAATAAATTAGATCCAGCGCAATTAGGGACGGCTGCAGTTCTTGGTGGAGGATTTAATAAACTAGCTACTGCCCTAACTCCTAAAGCCGGATCTCTTGGTGAGACTTTAGTTGAAAGAAATATGGGTACTTTAGGACAACAATCTCAAAGTCCATTAATTCAAAAACTAGAACGTGGTGTTTCTAAATATGTTCCATTTACAGGTGGAATTATTGAAAAGAAACAACAAAAAGCAATATCTAAAGTTAAAGCTGAATTAGACGCTGGCTATGATAATCTTTATAAAGGTCTTGATGTTAAAGCTACCGATGATACTGAAAAGCTAATAAACAATATTAAGACAAGAGCTGACGAATTAGGTGAAACTGGTAATCCTACCGCATTAGAAAATGCTAATACTTTACGTAAAGTTTCAGATTACATAAAGAAAAACGTAGGAACTATTCATGACACTAAAGAAGTTCCTATAAAAGCTACTATTCAAGAAGCAAGTCCATTTCCAGTTGTAAAAGGTACAGAAGATATCGCAGGTGAAGCTAGTCGAATCATTGATATCCCTCAGCCCAAAGTACAAAATAGAGAAGTTGGTGCTATGCTTAAGTGGATTAAAGATCAAAAAGAATTAGCATATAAATCTGGTAATCATGATTTAGGTAAAGAACTTAAATCTATTATTGCAGATACAAAAGATGCTATTGGTAAACAAGCGCCGGAAGGCTTTGTTAAAAAACTTAATTCATTAGATTCTAAATACAAACAGTTTAGTGATTTAAGAAAAGCTCTACCAAGACAAGATGCTACATTTAGAAATATAATTGGGTTGGGTGAATTAGGAGCTACTGCAGTAAGAGGATCGTCATTCCTAAGTCCATTAACTTGGGCCGGTATTCTAGGATCACCATTATTTTTATCTCATCCTGGCATTATAAGAGCAACGGCCAAAACATTAAAAGAAAAAGCCATACCTTTAACATCAGGTGAACGATATACTTCAGGTGAATATGATCCTGATTTTACTCCTAAACAAAAACAAGGTGGTTTAGCTCATTATGATTCCGGCGGGGTAGTTGAAGGAACTCCCCTAGCAAAAAAATATCCGGGCTTGGCTACTGAAGAGCCAGGCCTAGAAGCTCCACTGTTCTCACCGGATGATTTATTAGGACCTGGAGCAATTAAAGGATTAGGTGCATTAGCTGCTAAAGGATTGACAAGTAAAGGTGCATTAGCTGGTTTAGCTGGTACTATTGGAAGAAATATCCCGGAAGATCTTTGGGCTGTTCCTAAACAACTTTATGATTCTGCTGCTACATCAATTAATGATAAAAAGCTTCCATCAGCGTTTACTAAATTATTAAATAAAAATGAATTCAAACCTAATACAGTTAATATAGATATTGGTGGTGGTCGATTTGATAATGCTACAGAAGCTTTAGCAGAAGCAAATGTTAAAAACCATGTGTTTGATCCTTTCAATAGATCTTATGAACACAACATGGATGTAGTTAATCAAATTGCTAATGGAAAAGCAGACACAGCTACTATTAATAATGTATTAAATGTGATCGCTGAAAGAGATAATCAATTAAAAGTATTACATCAAGCTAAAAACGCTTTGAAACCAAAAGGTAAAGCTTATATTAGCGTGTATGAAGGAAATAAAACGGGTGTTGGAAAACCTACATCAAAAGGATTCCAACACAATAAATCAACAAAAGAATATTTAGATCTAGTAAAAGAAGTATTTCCAAACACAGAATTGAGAAATGGAATAATTACTACAACTAAGAGAAAAGGTGGACTTGTATGATCGAAAAACTAAAAGCAATCTTAAATAAAGTAAAGCAACCTGTAGCGCATGTCTTACAAGTTGCTAAACGTGTTATCAATTTCGTGCTAGATGAAATTATTCATCTATGCAATTTCTTAAAAGCTTACTTCCTATAACGCTTATCTATCCACGTCTCGGCAGCTAGAGGAAAATCTTCTGCCCATGACGGTGGTGTAGACATTACTTGAAGTAACGTTTTTTCTGCTTGTGTAGCTTCAGATTCTAAAGCTATCATAAGTATCTCATCGTGGATTAAGTTAATCACTTCAAATCCCAAACTATCCAGCGTCAACGCTGCATGGGCTAAAAAGTCACGTGCAGTTCCTTGGACAGCTGATTGGAATATCGAAGATCCGATTAACTTATTTCTACCCCATTTACGTGTGTAAGTGTTTTGGTTTCTAACCGTAATGCCCTCACGTACATCACCCCATGGAGTTAATCCATTTTCGATCAATGGATCTTGCCAGCATATGAGTCTGCCTGACGGTAGTCTCATCCATAACGCTTTCTTGCCGTACTTGAAATTAATCTTGGTGTACTTAAACGCAACACCAGGTTCCCTAACGGCTGAAATGGCCGCTGCCTCCATACCAGACCATGCTGCTTTAACCTTAGCATATGAAGAGCGATAGGTATTAACTAAGCTCGTCGCTTCTTGGATGTTAATCTTAACGCCCATCTTTTCAGCGTAGTCCACAAGCC